ATCCCAGAACGACACTTTGGTGTCAGTCCGCCTATTGACATCAAGCGAATATACTAAGGCGGCCTGACAAAACCTTGGGGCTCCGCCCCAAACCCCGCTCCCGCGGGCCCACAAACCGGGCCCTTGGGCCCTTTTCACCAACAACTTCGACCCGAGACGCTTGTGAACATGCGCGTAAACGGGTCTGGGAGCCTCTCAGAGGCGCCAAAACGGGGGGGGTGGCTACCTCACCCCCCCAGTGGCCAAAGATCGGCTTAGACAGCCGCATTGGACCCTTTAACGACATCGGGGGTGGATTTACCCACATCACCGATTGTCTTATCTTCAGACTTCTTAATAATAAAACCAAGTTCTTCAGCTTCTTTACGATTGTTCACGTCATTAACAAATTCCAACATTTCAGCAGGATCGTTCGAGAATCGCTCCCGAACTTTAGCTGGCAACGCACGGAAAAGCTCACCAGCCGCACTCACTTTCGCTAACGCTTCACGATAATCACCTACATTGGAAAAATCACCATACATCGCAACTTTAGAATTAACATGCTCTATAATACCAGTTTTCCTATAACGTTCAATAATCTTATTAATATCACAAACGTGCTTAAAACCCTGCTTAGTTAAACTATTACCAGAACAATCAATACCTACTCTCTTTCGACCCGTAACAACCTGAGAACCCAAATTAAACATAGTAGCACCTCCCTTAGTAATGCATAGACCAATCTTGAGAACCAGGAGCGGTATTCGCTCCACCTGTCGCAAGACCGCCCTTACCTGATCTCAAACGCATCAATGCACCAACAGTGGGACCTAACCGCTCTCCAAGCGCGTCCCACAAACCAAATGCAGACCCAAACTTTTCCTCGTATTTATTACGATTGCTCATCACAGTATTTAACATTTCCTGTGTTCGAGCATTTTCACGAGCAAGATCGGTCTGCATCCGCAACAAATCCTGCTTTTCTTCCTCTGTAGAGGTCATATTCATTTTCAAAGCAGTATCTTCGCGTGTATTCTTTATCTCCGCTTTCGCTCTTTGCATCGCAATCGCGGAATTAATAGTACGCTCAGTAACACCAGTCAACATATTCGGAGGAACATAACTACTACCAGCAGGAGAAGAAGCTCCGCCTTGAGAATAAGCAAGCATAGGATTAATACCAGCTGAACGCATATCTTCAGTCGCCCGCTGATAAGCAGTCGAACTCATGCGTTCTTGAAACGCCATTTGATCCTTAGCTATATCTTCCTGCTGCTCACCTTGGAGATAACCACCAAGAATATCCATTCCTCCACCAACAACAGCTCCACCTACAAAGGGCCATAAGGCCCCTAAGCCTCCGGCTTTACCTACAATCGATCCAAGATCTAAACCCATGAATCACCTCAGAAGTGATCGATAAACCCTGGCACACCGAACACAGGCATAGGACGCGCACACTTCAAATTAAAATACGCGTCAAACAAAAATTTCGGCTCATTTTCAACAGCCGAAATACGATCAAGAGGAGGATTCTCCTCAATAAACCCGGAATTCAACGCAGGAAGCGCAGTAAATTCCTGCGACAAGTGCCAGAGATCCAACGACGTAGCATAAGTGCTACGAAACTTACCAGTAATCAAAGACGGTTTATAGCGATATTCCGCATACCGTTCTTGATAACCAAACACTTCGTCATTAGCCGAAGTACCACCAGGACCCAAAATAGTGGGATCCTGAGCATAAATTTCTTTATTCAAAACAGCCTGCTCACCAAGATGAGATAACGCAGGCCAATAAAAATCATACCGAGTCTTACGACTCCACATACGGTTCAGTCCCTGCTGATAAGTCAAATCAGCACGAACCGAAACAAGACCAATAATCAAACAATGTTCCGTGAAAGACTTAGTAAATGAATGACCACGGAACGAAGCAGTTCCAAAAGCCGCCAAATTCCCCTGCGGGGTATTAGCATAAGTACCAGTAGGAGAATTCTGCGTCACAGGATGAATATTAACAGGAGAACTTCCACCACCCAGATATTCCGGCCTTTGAAGGCGCGCATCTGGGGAAACAACACCAAAGTGGGACCTAATAATCTCAGTATACCTAGTCCCACCACGAGCATCCCGCTCGAATAAGCGCTGAAGCTGAAACGCTTCACGCAACGCATTTACCGTCTGCGAAGTAGCTTCGCTCAAATTCACTTCAAGATTCGACGGATAAATAACACCAGAAGGACTATAAGAAGCCGTCCCGGCATTCATCTCCCCAGTTCCTAAACCAACACTACCATCACTCGGAACAGCACCAGATCCAGACAACCTAAATTTCAAACCAGCAATACCACCACCAGTTGTATGCTCCACACTACTCGTGATAACCGGCGCAACACTACCAATCGGCAAAGCAACATCCGGCCCTTTCTGAGGCCAAGGCAAACAAGACGTGAAATAATCATGACGTTTTCCACGCTTTAACAAACTCTGCCCAGAAGCATAACTATCCGGACCATCACCTTTATTAATAACAATCGAATTCTGCAAATTCTGATCTCTAAACCATTCATTCCAAATCAAATTATACGCTCTAGCCCAAAGCGCACTAAATTGAATACCGGGAACCCCGGTAGGAACACCCATATAATCATGCAATTCACCAACTTGCACACCAACACCCGGGGGAGCTTGAATATAAGGAACAGAAAAATCAGTACTATCCCCCGGATCCTCCTGTTCACCATTAAACTTTTGCCAATTAGACCAAACAAGACGAACAGGTACAGCAAAGAAAAACGAATCCATAAACAAATTATCCATCACAGGCTTAATCGGCGTAGCTAAACGCGCGAAAGCCGACATATTTAATTTAAATGTATCCCCAGGCAAAGCCTCATCAACAAAAATGGGATACAAAACGCCACCCGTTTCAAGGGTGGTCTTATAACCATGACTACGATCAAACGAACTACGCTCTATATCAGCCCGAGGTACACGAGAAAAATTATGAGACATTACAGACTGCATAGAACTACCTCACTTTGGCACTCTCATCAGAGGTGCCGTTCAATTGAAATATATTACCAGGAACTTTAACAACTTCAGCTTCTTTAACATAAGACTGGGCAATACCCAAAGAAACAGGAGCAAACGACTCAACGCGTGCATTATTATCATCCCATTCACCAACTTCAAACAAACTAAAATCACCAGGATACTTATTCACAGAACTACGAGTATCATTCACAAGATCCGTAAACGCACGGATAGCAAGTCCTCGAGAGGACATAAAAAAAGGAGTGCCGAAGCACTCCGCCTTAGAATCATACACTGAGTACATTTTAAGCTTCATGAATTAATCTCCAATGGTCGAGATAGCGCAGCTATCGCTGCTTTTTTAACCACTTCTTTTACAGGCAAACGGAAACTATCATTATCCCAGGCTTTTTGCAAGCCTTTTATTTTCCGACGAGCTTTCAGCTCTTTATACATCACATTATCTTCTTTGTCAAGAAGATTCGCATAGTATCGCGGAGGCTTAACCACCGAACCATTAACAACACTCTGATCCGACGGAAAAAAGTCACCACGAAACTTCTTATACCAATCATGACCAATACCAGGTCGACGGGACATCGTAATATACTCCGGCGCTTTCCCATTATAATGGTCTTCCGCCTTGTCACCCGTCACCTTCTTCATAACATAACGTGCAACATAACCAGCACTTTCAACAGTCACCGAGCCAACGGTACAGAACCCTTTACCCCAGAGCTCTTCGAGAGCCTGGGACCGGTATAAATTATTACCGTTGCGCACGCTCCACAAATACTTATCAGGAAAATCAAAACCAAATAGTAAAGCATGGTAGTGTGGCCTCGCCAACTTTTCACCATACTCTCCACAATGAAAATAACGAATTCCCTTACCATATTTAAAACGGAGTTTCTTAATAAACAACTGAAACTCCCTCACATCAATAGACCCATTCGCAGGCATATGCTCCGGGTCATAAGTCAACGTAATAAAGCAATTATCTTCATGAAGCTGAGCTTCATGCCAGCAACGCTGAGCCCAATCACGTGACCTATCCAAACGACATCCAATACATCCACCGCAAGGCAAATTCAGGGTCTCCCCGCGCACACTCTCTTTGGGAGTCCAAACAATGCTATTTTTACCAGCGCGTTTTCGCCCGAAATAAGCCCTTAGCGGATTATAGCATGCCATTACAACCTAATACCACCGCGCATTGGACCCATAGCGACGGTAGACATCATATTTTTAGGATGCACCCGTTGAGCATTTTTAGTAAAATAACGCTTAGAATTACCACGATTCATCTTCATTCGTCGCATCGGAACCTCCTACAGATTCATCAGACAATAAATTACCAGGGCGATCCAACTTCCTGCCAGAGCCAATACAAACATCGTTTCCAGTAGCTTCAGCACGAACCAGATGACGGCTAAAACAGCCGCTATCTTCAGGCACGATCCGCCCACAATATTCACAATACACCATTTTCATAGAAAGAACCTTTAATCACGGTAGCACCTCCAAACATTTAGACACATACGCTTTTAGCAAAAGCTTTCAAAACCAACAACTAACAGACAAGCTGTCAGTCCGCCTATTGACATCAAGTATATATATAGGCGGACCTTACAACCTTGGGGGTGCCCCCCAAGCCCCGCAAACCGCGGGCAAGCCCGCGGTTGACAGAAACACCAGACACAACTTTCTCGAACGATCCTGCTGAAATGTTGGAATTTGTTAATGACGTGAACAATCGTAAAGAAGCTGAAGAACTTGGTTTTATTATTAAGAAGTCTGAAGATAAGACAATCGGTGATGTGGGTA